GCAGCTCTCATGTCAAAAAAGGCTCCAACGCCAGAGAAACATTGGTTAAACCGTAAAGACATGGCGGCCTCGTTAGGGATATCAGGTGCCGCATTTGATAAATGGAAAGTGCAACCAATCGCTAGAATTGGCCGAGAGGCTTTTTTTACCGTTGAAGACGTCCTGGCGAATCGCATCAACCACAAAACGGCTCAGCTGCAGGCAAAGATTAGCGAGCTGGAAACAGAGGATGATGGCGAAGAGAACGGGAAAATTAATCCTCTGTTAGAAAAAGCGAGGCTCGATCGCGAAAAGAGAATCGGTCAAGAGCTAACAAACGACTTAGCAAAGGGAAATCTCTTCCCAATCACGGCCGCCGAGCATGTTTTTTCACGAGTAGGTGTTGAGATGGCCTCAATACTCGAATCCCTACCCGCCAAGATGAAGCGAATCATGCCAAAGATGAGCGCAACTCAGTTGAACGAGGTTAAGAAAGAAATTGCCAAGGCAAGGAACTCATGCGTCGGTGTTGCCGATCGACTCGATGAATTCATTGAGGAGCATTACTCCGAGACAGCGAAATAATCTAAAGGAGGCGATCAGCCGAGCCTTAAAATCAGCCCTAAGCACTCCCGAACCGATGAGCGTGACGGAGTGGGCGAATAAGCATTTCTACTTGTCGGCGGAGTCTTCTTATGTTGAAGGCGATTGGGAGACGATGCCGTACCAGGTTGCTCCACTCAACTCGATGGGGAACGACGACATCAGAGTCGTAAACCTGGTTAAGTCAGCCCGAGTTGGCTATACCAAAATGATATTGGCATTCATTGCCTACTCAATCGAACACAAAAAACGCAACGGCATCGTGTGGCAGCCAACCGACGATGCGAGGTCAGACTTCACTAAACAACATGTGGAGCCGATGATCAGGGATGTACGGTGCATGCGGAATATTTTTCCGTACATCGACAAGAAAAGTAAATTCAACACGCTTGATTACAAGGCTTTCAGCAATAGCCGCCAGTTGTTCTTAAAGGGCGGCAAGTCAGCGAAGAACTTTCGAGAGAAGTCCGTCGACTTTGGTATTTATGATGAGCTCTCTAGCTTTGATCCAGATATCGAGCGCGAGGGTGACGCGGTAACTCTCGGCGATGTCCGAATGTCTGGATCCTCGTTTCCAAAATCAATACGAGGCTCAACACCCAAAGAGGCTGGCACTTGCCAAATCAGTAAGGCGGCGAACGATGCCGACGAGCACTTTAGGAGATACTTTCCCTGTCCTCACTGCAGTGAGAAGCAGCTCCTAAGATGGGGTGGTCCAGATGCGAACTTTGGCATTAAGTACACAAACGACGATCCCGAGACCGCGCAATATTTGTGTGAGCACTGCGGTGCGTTGATAGACAATGATTCGATGCCTGAAATGGATCGAAACGCAGTGTGGATTTCAGACAACGGAATGACGACCCTGGACGGAGAGTCATTCTACGGTCCGCACGGTGAGTTGGTTTCTGCTCCAAAGTCGGTGACCTACTACATGTGGGCGGCATTTTGCTCGCCAGGTGGGAAAAACTGGCGGGAGATTGTCGAGGACTTCCTCAACGCAAAGAAAGACCCCACCAAGCTTAAGGTATGGGTAAACACCAGCCTGGGCGAAGTCTGGGAAGAAGAATCGGACAGAGTAGAGCCACACCAGTTATATATGAGACGAGAGCACTATCCGAATGGCAAGGTGCCGGCGAAGTGTGGACTCCTTCTCTGGGGTGGCGATACGCAAGATGATCGTATTGAAGTCAGTGTCTGGGGCTTTGGTGTCGCTCGCGAGTCATGGCTGATAGCGCATGAGATATTTTATGGCGACCCAGGTCGGCCGGAACTCTGGAATCGTGTCGAGGAATATCTAACGACAACGAGTTGGGAACACGAATCCGGCGCTATGCTGCGTGTCCGCGGCGGCGGCCTGGATACGGGTGGCCACTACACCAGCATGGCTTACAAGTTTTGCAAGCGTAACCAGGGTCGCAACTGGTTGGCCCTGAAAGGTTCGAACCAGTTGGAAGCGCCATTAACCAGCAGGCCCTCGAGAAACAACTCAGAACGGGTGCGATTGTTTTCAATCGGTACCACTGAAGCCAAAGATCTGATCTATGGCTGCTTAAAGATCCAAGAGCCGGGTCCTGGCTATGTCCACTTCCCCGTATCGACGGATGAAGAAACCTACTCCGCTGACGAGGAGTACTTCGAGCAGCTAACTGCTGAAAAGAAGGTTACAGAATTTAAATCGGGGCGGCCGGTTCGCAGGTACAAGGCGCAGCGTCCCAGGGTCGAGGCGCTTGACTGTTACGTTTATGCCGTCGCGGCCTTTGAGATATTGAAAATGAACGTCCAGTCGATTCTAAACGAACTGCGAGCCCCGCAGTCGGATCGCGAAAAGCCAGCCACCAAAAATAAGTCTCGCCGTGGTGTTACACGGAATCGGGATGGCGGCTGGATGGATCGCTACCGCTAAATCACTGCCGAGGAAATCATGACAGCAACTATCACTCTCGCAACGGTGCAAGCCGAGTTGCAGGTGTGGCTCGACGCCCGTACTAAAGCGGCAAAAGGCCAGTCTGTGTCCATACAAGGCCGCAGTCTTACCACCCAAGATCTAACCGAAATTAACAACATGATCGCTCGGCTATCCAGGCAGGAGCGTAACTTACTGCTGCAGCAAAGCTCGGCAACGGGACGACGAACATTCGGTTCCCTGGGACGGTTTAACTAATGGGTTATTACTCGCGGTTCCTGGCCGCCACAATGCCGGACTATGCCATGCGCCGGCTGCGCGCTATGCGCATTAATGCTGCTTATGAGAGCACAAAGCCTAGCCGCACACACAAGGTTAAACGTGAGTCCCGCGGGGCTAACGACTCGTCTAGTGAGGCGGCCACCTCCCTGCGCGAGCAGGCACGGTATCTCGAAGAAAATAACGATATCGCGAAAGGCGCCCTCGACATTCTGGTTAACAGAACCGTCGGTATGGGCATTATTCCAGAGTTCATGGTCGAGAAAGAAAATGGCGATCTATACGATGAAGTCAATGAGCAGCTCTCAGAGTTGTACGAGGACTGGTGTCGTAAATCCGAAGTGACCTGGCGCGACGATGAAACATCGGCGCAACGCCTGGCGGCCAGAACATTCTTCCGTGATGGCGAAGTTTTTAACCAGCACTTGCTTGGTTTTACTCGCGGTCTGACACATGGCTCCGTTGTGCCCTATAGCTACGAGCTAATCGAGCCCGACATGGTGCCGATGCACTACCACAACCAGTCGCAGCGGATCCTTTCTGGTGTGCAAATGAATGGTTGGGGTCGACCTATTCGTTATCACGTGTTGAAGAACGCGCCTGAACAATCTATCCGGACCAGCCATATCATCCCGGGTGCCGACGAAACACGACCCATTCCGGCTAATAGAATGAGCCACATCTCTATTCGGAGAAGGATTCGGCAGGTGCGTGGCGTGTCCGTGTTTGCTGTTGTGCTGAAGCGTCTGTCAGATATCGACGAAATCGACGAGACAGAACGAGTCGCAGCACGAATCGCGGCCGCCATGGCGCTGGTTATTACGAAAGGCGACCCTGCGTTATATACCGCTCCCCAGGACGACGAAGGAACGAATCGGGATATCCCAATAGAGCCTGGAATGATCATCGATGATTTGTTGCCCGGTGAAGATGTTAAGTCGTTCGCATCTAACCGCCCGAATAATCAGTTGATCCCATTTAAGGAGTCGCAGTTCAAATCCGCGGCCGGTGGTCTCGGCGTCGGCGCTTCATCCCTGGGCAAAAATTATAACGGCAACTACTCGAGCCAGCGCCAGGAGCTGGTCGAGCAGCACGACCACTATGGTGTTGTCTGGAAGTACATCGTCGAGCGATTTGAGCGCGAGAAAGTCGAGAACTTCATTCGAGCGACAACCATGATGCCAAACGGCGTCCGATTACCAGACGACGCAAAAGCCGGCTCACTCTATCGCGTGCACTTTAGCCGCCCAGCCATGCCATGGATCCAGCCGCTCCAAGAGGCAAAAGCATGGGAAACGCTGGTTGCCAACGAATTCGAAAGCGTGAGCGGAATCATCCGTTCCCGTGGCGGCAGCCCCAGGCAGGTTAAGAAACAACGCGAACGCGAACAAAGGACACAACAGGAGTCTCCTAGCAATGAAAAAAATGAAGATCGTTAACAAGTCTACCTCGCGAGAGGTGACCTCTGGCTGGTTCGGCATGAAGGCCATAAAGGCCAGCGCGAACGCTGAAACATTTGATCATGTGAGCCTGCATATTTTTGGCGAGATCGGGTGGGAGGTAACGGCGCAGGATTTCGTTAATCAGCTCGAGGCGCTCGGTGATGTTGAAACCATCGAGGTTGAGGTGGGATCTGTCGGCGGTAACGTCTGGGAAGGTCTGGCCATTTACAACGCACTGATCACCCATAAGGCGAAAATCTCTATGCTGGTCACATCACTCGCCGCATCCATGGCATCCGTGATTGTCCAGGCGGCATCACCAGGTGAGCTGCGAATGCTGCCGTCATCCATGCAGATGATCCACAATCCGGCCGTTGGTGTTTGGGGAGACCAGCACGATCACGAGAAAGCTGCAGAAGCACTATCCAAGATCCGCGACGCTTTAGTCGGCGCGTATCTTCGACGCTTCAACGGTTCACAAGAAGAGTTGATCGAGATGCTCGACGCCGAGACCTGGTTAACGGCCGATGACTGTATTGCCAATGGCCTAGCAGACGAGCTCGTCGATGTTGATCTCGATATCGCAGCTTGCCTAACCAGCGAACAGATCACCGAGGTGTACAAGAAGGCACCTAAAGAATTTCTCGCTTTTATCGATCGACACCAGTCGGACGATGGCAGTGAGGATAAAGCCACTGCGCTTGCAGAGGCCAGAATGCAATTGGTGGCGGACACCATTGCAAAACACAAACAGTCGGCAGCCGCTGCCGACGCTAATGATGAGGATCATGATATGACCCCCGAAGAAAAGGCGGCGGCTGACAAAGCCGCACGAGAAGCTGAGGCAAAACGCCAACGCGAAATCCGTGCCGCATTCGCTCCACATAATGTAGGTGGAGCGATGGATGCGGTGCTAAATGAGTGCGTCGATAACGTGGACTGCACAGTTGCGGATGCCAACGCACGACTGCTAAAAGCGATCGGCGAAGGCAATCAGCCTGCAGGCGGTGGCGCGACGACAGTAGTCGATGCGCGCGACAAGTTCCAAGCCGGCGCTGCAGAAGCTATTGCCATGCGAATGGGCGCAAAACCCACTGACCATAGCAACGAGTTCGTCAGTCAGACTCTAATGGAATTGTGCCGCACCAGCGCAACGCTGCAAGGCAAATCGATTACCGGTATGAACAAGCAGCAAATTGTCGCTGTGGCGCTCCAGCCTGGTTCGGATTTCCCCGGCATCCTGGAGAACGTCGCGAGCAAGCAGGTGCTGCGCGGTTACGAGGAAGCCCCAGAGGTCTACTCAACACTAGCGCGAATCGGTAATTTGCCGGACTTCAAGATTGCGAATCGTTCTGGCCTGGGTGCTGCGCCATCCTTCCCAGCCAACGCTGAGCTACAAGAGGTCGAGACCATTGAGGTCGGCGATCGTAAACAGTCTATCCAGTTGGCTACATACGCAGCTCGACTCGGCCTGAGCCGACAGGCGATTATCAACGATGATCTCAACGAGTTTGGACGATTGGCCATGAAGATCGGCGGCGCGGCGCGCCGCACTGTTGGCGATCGCTTTGCCAATGTGTTCACACAACATGCTGACGGTCAATTGATCGATGAAGGTAGCGAGCGGATCTTTGCATCTTCGCGAAACAACACCGGCACCGGTGGCGTCCCATCGACAGCGGCGTTCACAGAGCTACGTACTTTGATGAAAACCCAAAGCGATGTTGGTGGGAACGCGCACAACCTAAATATCAACCCTCGGTACATTTTCTGCCCTGTTGCATTAGAAGGCGCTGCTCAAGTCGTCGCGCAGAGCGAGCTCGAGGTCGGTGCATCGACCAAGAACAACACGACGCCAAACGTGGAGCGCAACCGCTGGGAAATCGTTAGTGATTCCCGATTGGACGCGGCCTCGGCCCTCCGATACTACGCGCTCGGCGATCCAAACGTGTACGACACCATCGAGGTCGCATTCCTGGATGGTGTCGATGCACCGCAGATCCAGCAGGTCGATATGTACGACCCTCTGGGTGTGTATTGGGTTTCCTGGATTGACTGCGTAGCCCAGCCACTGGACTTCCGTGCCATGGCTGTTAACGACGGTTCTTAATCCCTCCCCTTTTTTAACCCCCCAACAGATTCAAGCGCGGGTATCTAAACAGATCCCGCGCCGCTGATATCTGATCCAAAGGAAATTAGTTATGACTAAGATTCGAGACGGTAAGAGCTTGCTGCACACTGCCTCCGGAGCCGACATCGCCAAAGGCGAGGTCGTTGTGCTGGGTAATACCATCGGTGTGGCTGCTCAGGCCATCGCTGACGGTTCATCCGGCGTTGTTCACCTTGAAGGTGTGTTCCAGGTGCCCAAGGTTTCCGCTGCTGTGTTCGCAGTTGGAGAAAAGCTGATCTATGACGTGAGCGCGAGCGCTTTCGACGATAGTTCGGCCACGCCAGCCACTGGCGACGTCACCGGCGGTGCGGTGGCCATGGTAGCAGGTGC